CAAAAATATGGCAAAAAGAAAGTGCTGCTATTTAGAATATGTATTGGTGGACACACTGCGATACTGCATAATGGGAAACCGCTCTACTCCGATGCACAGCGTGTCAAACGCGTCAGAGCCGTCGGTACGGCTCTCCAGCTTGTCTTCCTCTGTCTCCGCGAGTTTCTCACCACTCTTGTCTTTCTGGCCGTTCTTCACGCCTGCCGAAGTGATGGAGATGAGCAGGTCAGGATTATTGTCCCGGTTGATGAGCACGACGTGACGGGCACGGCCGCGGAACATACGGTTGATAAGGTCATTCTTCAGGATGTGGTTCATCGGCTTACCGATATACTTAGGTTTCACAGACCAGCCTTTCTTCCTCAGGCCTGTGATGATCATTCGATAGAAAGCCTCGGAATGGGTGCCGTAGCTGTTGCCCACAAAGGTGGCATCGTAGTAGAACACCACCTGATGACGACGGTGATAGTGATAATAGTCATTGAAGTCATCGAGCAGCTCGGGAATCTTCCGCTCGTACTTCACGAAGAAGGACTTCAACACCCTGAGCTTACCATCGCGTCCCACCTGGCCGACCACCATCCAGTTGATATTTGCGTTGGCATCGAAGGCGACGATGAGCGGAAGCTTAGGGTCGAGGTCGCTGTCCTGCCGACAGTCATTGGCAATCGTACCATTGTCGAGGTTCTCGAGGTTCAGCACATCCTCATTCGGTGCTGTGTAAAGGTTCACGTCCTCACGCATGCCACCGTAAAAGCCATCCGTACTAATCTCGATGCGGATGCACATGATCGATGTGGCGAAGGTCAGCGGTGGAAGGTCGCGCTTGGCACGGCGGATGAACTCCTCGCCAAGCAGCGCGAGGTTCTGGATGCTGGTATACTCCTTATAGAGAAGGCACTTCGACCGCAGGAAGTTGAGCTTTGCGTCGATGCGGTCTATCTTCCTCTGCAGTGCCTCGCGCTGGGAAGGCATCGCCTTCTGCTGTCGCTTGGCACGCCACTTGGCATATACCAGTCCCTCGATGGCTTCCACGAGTTCCTTGTCCATATCGTCCTTGTAGGACAGAAACCAGCTGCCTTTTTTCGTCACCGGCATATCCGACGTGATGGTCATGCCATGGTGCAACGGAAAGTTATGGAAGTACTGCTCGTTGCCTCGATTGGCCTGAAAGGTCTCATCCTTCAGCTGCTCGAAGTTGATGAACTTCGCCTCGTCGATGATGATATAGTCGAGCGACATCGAGTTACTCGTGCCGCTACGGTCCTGACTGATGATGTTGCACACCGAGCCGTTGTAGAACGAAATAGTATTCTCCCAGTTGGCCGGTGTGAAGATGGGAGATTTCCAGTGCAGACCTTTCCATGGACGTTTGCCGACGACATAGTGTAGGTCGCGCTTGAATCCCCATCGTTCCAAATGGATGAGCATCGATGGAAGAATGTTGGTCAGGCACCTCTTGACCGACGGCGACACGAAACCGCCCATGGAACCAGGCATTCCCTGAAAGCACGTCATCAGACGGCCCGCCTGTATAGCTCCCTTACCCATACCACGCCCTGCGACGATCACCTCGTCGCGTGTGTTCATGGCAAGGGAGTAGAGTTGCGGATCGTTGAAATATTCCCTATGAATCTGTTCCGTTTCCATCGTGCTCTTCCTTTATCTCCTCGTAGTCAGCATCCTCAATCTTCGTGTCACCATATTTCTTCTCCAACTTCCGTATGCGGTCGCGCAGTCCGGGAACCTTCTGTATGCCGATGACCGTCGGGTCATCGGTCATCTCGAACTGTTGCGGCACAATCTTGTCAAACTCCAGTTCCGGCTCATCGTCTTTATCGGTGCGGTTGTTCATGATGCGGTTTTTCTCAATAGAAGCCACTGCGCGCAGATCGCCGCGCTGTCTGGCCAGCCTCAGATCCTCTTCAAGGTCTCGGTTGATCTTCCATCGCATGAATTCCTTGGATGCCTGTTGCAGGTTACCCATCAGGATCTGGGTGAGATGCAGGTCATCGTAGGCCTGAGCCCTGCCCACCTTGAACTTCTTCATGTCGTAATCTACAATTTCTTTGTCGAATTTCGACGGGAACTGAAGCCAGTAGGCGTAGATACCACGCAGCCGTTGCAGCCGTTCCCGGACGGAAACGGCCACATTCTGTTGCTGCAGCTCGTTGTCATCGAGGACAACGAGCTTGGAATACTCATCTATATTTATTGGTAAGCTCATGTCTATATCATTGTCACGGAAGAGAGCTGCCGTTCCATCAGGCTCAGACACTCGGAGACTGAGAACGGAGACCCAGCGCGTGCCGCGTCGCGGATGTCCTCACGTATTTCCCTGGCAGTAACGGCTACGCCGTGGAAGAAAGCGATACGAGCTGGATGCCCCAAGGTATTGATGTCATCGATAAATTCCGATTCATCAATACCCAAAAGGGCGGAAATCTCTGGCGGGGTCATGAGTCTCTTCGCCTCTTCCTCTATCTTTTGAAGCAACTCTTTCGAATAATCCATTGAGGTCAATTGATTTTTTTATAATCCTGTCGAGTCCTGTATAGAGATCCAAGAATGCCTGTTGTGATGTTGTTACCATTGTACACTCCGCACGGTCACCATAAGTCTGGTTCTGAGAGGAGATGACAGATACCGTCCATCGGTCGTTTTGCACCAGAACGATTTTCGAGTGGTTTTGCGCAAGATAGACATTGTCGAAACAGCTGCTCATCAGCTTGGCTAACTGTATGGTCTTCTTCGATGCTTTGAGGTCAGCCACGAGCGTGGCCTTCCCTATCAGCTCTTTCTTTCTCAGATTGAGAAAGCCGGAGCAGAAAGCGTCCGACGTTGAGAACGTGCTCACCCAAACGTCGGCTCTTCCTGTCTGCGAGAGAATCCATCCGAGCAGTCCAAGAGTATGCAGTCCTGTCCCGAGGAAATACTGACTGGACTGTGCGGACAGTGGCCGCAGAATCTCATCAACCCTCCTGCCCCTGCTCATCTTTTATGTCCTTATCATCGGTGGAACCGGCATTTTCCGAAGGGTCAACCGTCTCAGACGGTTCGTCCTCCGGGAAAACCACACCGGCTTCGGCAAGCTTCGCTCGTAAATCATCGCCGATGACCTCACCCTTATCGAGCAGCAGCTGCACACGATCCTGCGTATTATGCAAGCTGCTATGATAAGCATTGATAGCCTTTTCGTCTGCTCCATCTGCGAGAGATGCTTTCTTCATGTTGAGCAGCTTGTCATCCTTGACCATCTTGCTCAGGTAGCTGCGCGCATTGGTAACGTGCTTAGCCGATTCAGCCGGATCCTCGCCATTTTCCACGGTTTCATCGTTGTTTTCCACGATGAAATCGTCATATCTGGCAAACTCAGACTTGTATTTATACCAAGTTTCTTTGAGTGTATTGAGAGACTCAGCAAGATCACACGTCTCAGTTATGCCGAGGCATGTATTATAGAGACTCTTTATTTTCTTCCATCTCTCAGCATTCTGCGGCCATATAGCCTGAATGTCTTCGGGAAGACTGTCATGATCCGGGCGTTTTCCTCCGTGCATGGGAAGGTCCTTCTCACTGTCATCCTTGCTTTCATTTGCTGCGGGTTCCTCGTCAACGGCAGACTTCAGTTCGCCGAGCAGCTGTTCGGCATCTCTCTTCACGTCTTCGAGTGTCTGGCCACGCTGACGGATAGGAACGAATTTCTTCAACTCATAGACGACTGTTGACTCAAAATGCTTGGGATTTGTCATTACCGTTTGAAACAGTTGTCTGTTACGGTTGAGTTGCAAGAGGAGCGTAGCTCCGCTTATGATATCCTCGGAAGTTCGGTCCGTCATCGCCAGAAATTCATTCAGTCTCTTAGTGATGGAGTTGTCTATTGGCATATTGTCATGTTTTTGATGTTATTGAAAAAGGGGGCGGTCTCACGATCACACGTGAGGACCGCCCCGCACCTATATATTATATGAGAAGAAATGTTTTATTGTTATCCTGATTCAATCTCCTCCTTAGCTGTTATGGGTTTGGCTTCTCAGCAGCAGCTGCCGTGAGCTTGCATGTTGCACCGTCGATGTCTCCATCAGCGGTGTGAATCTTACCCGTATAGAATGGAGCCGGATGGAAGTCGGTGGCTGATGCCTCTACCGTTGTCGTATTTGAGTCTGTTGCCGCAGCTCCCGTGTCCTGTTTCAGCGACAACTCAGGAGAGAAGTCCTCCGAACCGATGATGCGGCATTTACCGTTGCGCTGAGGAACGAGGATGATAAGCTCGTCGTTGTTGGCCTGATCGATGAAACCGGAAGCCTCTTCCTCTGTACCTGGAATGGCAAAGGTCGTCTTATTGAGAAACGTCTTACATCCGTCCGTACCCTGATTCTCCACTTCAATCTTGCCGTTATCCTTGACAATACCTATCTTATAGAAGTACTTGTCTGCAGCCAGCGTGAAGTCTCCCGTAGTCTGCACGGCCTCCTTAAGTGTTTTCGGACTGTCAGGAACCGAAGGATATGCAAGAATATCTCGCTTTGACGCGGCGTACACATAATCACGAATGCCAGGCAGCTTTTTCTGTCCCGGACATTTCTCCAAATCCTCATATATCGAGGCATTTTTCGTGCATTTAGACATATTGCAATCTTATTATATCATTAACTAATGAGATGACCGCCGCTCATGGGCGACAGTCATCATGAATATTTAGGCACCGGCCTTCTTCTCAGCCGCTGCGAAGACCTCAGGTGACACACTCTCGAACTGAGCGCCGAAGAACATGTTGGCGATGAAGTCCATGTCGTAGTGGTTCGACAGCGACTTCTCCACGATGTAGTTCTCGTCTGCAGTCTTCTGGTTATAGAGTAGCAGAATGTTGCTCTTCGGAGTGAGCAGCATGAAGTCCGCCGGAACACACGACAGCGGGACAAGCTCCACGTTAGAAGCGCCTTCCAGCGTACGCTTGTCGTAGCTCTGGTTATACGGCAGCGCTCCGTGGCGAGTCTGATAAGCCTCCGTGTAATAGTGATAGGTCATATCACTGATGAACATCTTGAGGTTAGGCTGACTGCGAAGCTTCGGGCTGATCTTAGGACCCCAGTAGAAGTCCTTCAGGGCATCCTCGGCATTGTCCTTTCCGATAGACTCTGTGAGATAGAAGAGGTTTCCAAGCGCCTCGGCAATGTACACCTCCTTGTTCTCGTTGGTTCCGGCGATATCGTTGTCGATGATGGTCTTGAAGCCATTGAAGAAGGCAGCGGTCTCATCGAAATTCGTGCCGTCATGCTTAGCAGTGAAGGCATTCATATACAGACGCTCGCCGAGCTTCTTCAATATGTAGGCACAGACCTGTACTACGATAGGCACGTTTTTCAGGCCTTCACCTTTGGTGATATCGCTGCCCCAGATAGTCTGGTAAATAGCATTTGGATCGATGCCCTCGATGCAGTTGCCGAAGAAGGTCTCGAGCACGCGCCCGGTGAACTTCACATCAGCGTCATGATGCTTGTCTTTCTTATAGTTGCCGATTTCAAACTTACCGCTCATCTCCGTCACCGTTTCTCGGTAACGTATGCCGGTCCTAACGGAACAATGCTTCAGCAAGTCTGCCATTGCCAGCATAGGCTGAACAATGAGTTCCTTGCGGTAGGTCTGATAAGTCTTGGTAAGCAGCTCCGGCGTGAATTTGATGTTGCCTACCTTTATTGATGTATTAGTGTCTGCCATAACTAAATGTCTTTAATAGAATCTGCGATGGCCTGTGCAGTTAACTGCGGAAGCTCATCAGCAGGGTTGTCGTTAGTCTTGTCCTCCGGAGAAGGATTCTTCTGAAGGTTCTTAATCTGCTCGTCCTTTGTGGCGAGATCGCTTTTAGCCTGTGCCAGCTCGTTGCGCAGCTGTGCCACCTCATCGATGGGCTCTGGCTTGGCGGCTGCATCGGTCTTTGGTGCCGGACTCTCATTTTTGTTGTCCTCGGCAGGCTTGGTAATAAGCTCATTGAGCTTCTTAACCTGGTCTGCTGTCAGTACAACCTGCCCCTTATCGTCGGTAGGCAGAGAGTCCACGGCAAGCGCGGCGGTGATGGCCGCAAGTGCTAATGTTGGTTTGCTCATTTGTATGTTGTTATCCTCGACGTTAGATTTGTGGAGCAGGTTCTTGATTCCCTGCAACGTCTTCTGCAGGAAAGTCGGAGTTGGATTGCCATCATCATCAGCCACAGCACCCATCAGCTGCTGTGGCTGTGGCAATGGCGGTATGCCTGCCTCCTGGTACATATTGTTGTTGTTCTCGAATGCGTTTTTGAAGTTGGCCGTGAAAGCCTGTGCCTTCATTTCATCCTCCTTATCCTCCCGAATGGAATCCACCAGTCCGAAGTCAAGAGCTTCCTGCGCTGTCAGCCAGTTGCCCTTCTTCATCTGCTTTGCACATTCCTCTTTCGTCTTGTGCGACTTATCCGCGTACATCTGCGCAAGCACATCATCGAAGGTGTTCAGGTCATTACGCTGCTGCGTAAGATCCTTGATATAGTCATCCAGCTGCTCTTTGTTGGCCTGACTGTATTTCATGATGAACGTCGATGTGTTGTGGATGAGGAAGAAGCTATCCTTAACGATGTCGATGGTTGCGCAGCCAAGCATGGCAATGGTAGATATCGATGCGTTCATACCGAAGGCGTGCGCATGTACTTTGCCATGATCCTTGAAGAGCTGATTCATTATCAGCCCGTCCATGACATAGCCACCGAGAGAGCAGAAGGCGACATGCACATCCTTGTTTTTCTTCTGGTCGAGAAGATAACGCACGTAACCGGTGGACAGGCAATCCCACCCACCGATTGTTCCGGTTATGATTATGTCGTAATTCATATTCCCCTGTTTATTAACATTCGCAAAGGTAATATATATAATGTATAGGCAAAAACACTCGCTAACCGACTATTTGCGGTATAGGCCTTATACATGACCATGTTACCGTGACCTCCATCCAAGAGTTGTCCGACGGCTTTTCTGGCAGACTGTCCTGGACGGTCATCACCGGGAAAGGTCTTACGGATGTACCCAAAAGCAGTTGACTGCCATCAACAAGTTTAAGCCGATAGGCATAGTTTCTGTGGTCTTGAAGTTCCTGACAGGTATAGAATTTCAATGTCGCATTGTAAATTGGCACCTTATCATCCATTTTTTCTGCTGTTGACAGCGAAGCATACTCCCTGCAGGTCACTTCTTTCCATTGGATATTATCAGGCAATTTAACTGAATTTTCACCTAACCTGAGCATACCTTTAAGGTTGCTGCACAATGTCCGCTCAACCTTTGTAATGATTCTGACTTTATTCATATCTCTTTATTTAGTTTGAATTCCTCGCACGCTCCCGAACAAATAAGGCCTTATCACGTATAGGATTTCGTGCATTTTTTTAGAAAAAAGTTTGCCGGAGCCGATTATTTCTTTCTCAAATCCACCCCGTGGCGGAGATAAGAGTCGCGCATGC